GCACAGGTCGTGGCTCTGTGCCATTTCAATTCCAATCTCGCCCTGCAAGGCTAGGAAGTGCGGAGTCTCAGGCGGTTGAAGGTGTTTATCCAGAACAGCTTCTCAACTTGCCTTCACTTGGCGTTAAAGCGGTTGCCGCAGGTGCAAAAAATTTAGCCAACATGACCAGTCGCAATCCATTGCAACTTGCTGAAAAAGCCAAATCGACTGGAAAAGAAGTTTTGAGCGCCGCAGGACAGCGTTTAAAAGATGCAAAAGATTTTTTGCGAGCCGGGTCGCCCGGTCGTGATGCGGCTGTAACCAATCCAAACGCTTGGGCCGCTGGCCCTAAAGGCATGGAAAAAATTGCCAAGGCTGAAGGCAAAGCCGCCGCCACTGACGCTCGTGCCGCCGCCGCCGCCGCAAAGAAAAAAGCCGCTCAAGCCAAGAGAGATGCCAAAGACCCTGTATTGAGTGCCAGACCCGGCTCAGACAAGGTTGATTCCAAATACAAGTATGAGAGCGACTACGATGTTCCGCCTATGTTCAAAAAAGGCGGTGCGGTCAAGAAGTTTGCTAAGGGTGGCTCTGTAAGCTCTGCCTCTAAACGTGCAGATGGTTGCGCTATTCGTGGCAAAACCAAAGGCATGATCTCCAAGATGAAGTCTGGCGGGGTGTGCTGACATGGCAACCGCAAAACCTAATAGCAGTGTAGCTAAGTCTCTAAAAAAGGCTGGGTTTTATGGTGCAAGTAAGCCCAAGCGACTGGACATTATCAACAAAGTCACAACTAAGCCCCAGCGGATAGAGATGGTTGATAAACTGTTTTTAGCCAAAAAAGTTAAAGGCGGTGCTAAATGATTGCAAGTCGTGGAATGGGAGCGATTGCTCCATCAAAGATGCCAAACGCCAAGACCAAAGCTCGGCGGGACAACACTGCGTTTAAACAGTTTAAAGAAGGCGGAAGCGTAAACGAGGCTGGCAACTACACCAAGCCCAGTATGCGGAAGTCACTGTTTAACTCTATCAAGGCTTCAGCGGTACAAGGCACGGCGGCAGGACAGTGGTCAGCAAGAAAAGCACAATTGCTTGCCAAGAGGTACAAAGAAAAGGGCGGAGGTTATCGTGATTGAACACACCAAAGATTGTCTTCTCGAAGAAGCTGGTCAGTGTACTTGTGACGCAATGACCGATAAGCAAATTGATGATGAGCTTCTTGAAAAAGAAGAGGCAAAAGATTGAAAGCACCGCAGACTTCCCTTAAAAACTGGAGCGATCAGAAATGGCGCACCAAATCAGGAAAGCCTTCGTCAAAAACAGGTGAGAGATACTTGCCTGAAGCCGCCATCAAGTCTTTGTCCTCTTCTGAGTATGCCGCTACAACCAAAGCAAAGCGCAAAGGCAAGGCGGCAGGAAAACAATTCGTGGCACAACCCAAGAGTATTGCAAAGAAAACAGCAGGGTTTAGATAATGTCAACAACCAGTGGAACAACTTCGTTTAATCTTGACCTCGTTAATTTGATTGAAGAGGCGTATGAGCGTTGCGGTCAAGAGATGAAGACTGGCTACGACATGAGGACTGCTCGCCGCTCATTAAACATTATGACCATTGAGTGGGCCAACCGTGGCATCAACCTCTGGACAATTGAGCAGGGTGTTATTCCCATCGTAACTGGACAGGCTTGCTACCCCATCCCTGTAGACACAATTGACCTTCTGGACACGGTTACACGAACCGGAAACGGTACACCTCAACAGTCTGACATCAACATCAGTCGCATCAGCGAATCGACCTACATGACGATTCCAAACAAGCTGGCGCAGGGCAGACCTATTCAGTTGTGGATTAACCGTCAATCAGGTCAATCTAACGTCACCACAGCCACTTTAAACGGCGCAATTACAGCAACCGATACCACCATCACGGTAAACAATATTTATGAGCTTTCAACCAATGGTTTTGTGTTGATTGACAGTGAAACCATCTACTATCAGTCTGTAGACGGCAACCAGCTAATTAATTGCTCTCGTGGGCAAAATGGCACTACTGCCGCATCACACGCTACTGCCGCTGTTTTGACGGCTCAGAATTTGCCAAGTATCAACGTCTACCCAGCAGGTGACGGTGGTGGCCCATACCTCTTTGTGTACTACCGTTTGCGGAGAATTCAAGATTCTGGTGGTTCTGGTCAGGTTTATCAAGACATTCCTTTCCGGTTCATCCCTTGTATGGTGGCTGGCTTGGCTTTCTACCTGTCTCAAAAGATTCCTCAAGCCATGAATGTTCGTGACTTCTTGAAGAGCGAATACGAAGAGCAGTGGTATCTTGCCTCAACCGAAGACCGAGACAAGGCTCCAGACAGGTACGTCCCAAGGAACTTGTTCTATGCCTAACGCATTTGCCTCTGGCAAGTATTCGATTGCGGAGTGTGATCGCTGTGGTCAGCGGTATATGCTGAAGCAGTTGAAGAAGCTGACGATCAAGACCAAGATTGCAAACATCTTGGTTTGCCCAGAATGCTGGGAGCCGGATCAGCCTCAACTGCAATTGGGTATGTACCCAGTGAATGATCCGCAGGGTATTCGCAATCCAAGGCCAGACCTGAGCTACTACTCGTCAGGTTTAAACGGGCTACAAGTCATCCCGGGCAACGGCACGGAGCTACTTGCAAGCGGTGGCCCTGATGGCGGTAGCAGGGTTTTCCAGTGGGGTTGGAACCCTGTTGGTGGGGCTAGGGCAGATGATGCTGGGTTAACTCCCAACGATTTGATTGCCACAGTTAGTTTAAACAGCGTTACAGTACAGGTATAAGGAGAAACATCATGGCTGAATTCGATGGCGTTGCCAAAAAAGGCAAAACAGTTGGTAAACAAATTGGGATTGACGGCCCCAAAGTTCCTTCAATGGTGGGCGGTAAAGCCACGCACGGCGTTTCTGGCAAGGCCATGAAGGCTGTGGGTCGCAATATGGCTCGTGTGATGAATCAAAAGCGTTCCGGTCGTGGAGGCTGATATGGGCTACAGCAAAAAAATGATGGGTAAAGAAGTTGGCGATGCCTCTGTGTATGCGCCTCCTCATACCATGAAGGGAAAGAGCTTGAACGTAAATCAAAAAAGTAAAGCTGTAGACCCTAATACATTGTCTGGCGACAAAGTCAGTCCTCGTACTTCGGCAATGCGTGTGAGCTTGGGCAACCCCAATGCTGATGACATCAAAACCACCGGCATTGAAGTTCGTGGCAGTGGTGCGGCGACTAAAGGTCGCATGGCTCGTGGGCCAATGGCGTAAGGAATAGTCCATGAACTACAGCGAGCTAGTCATTGCCATCAAAGGGTACACGGAGAATTCTTTTCCGACAACCCAAGGGATGACATCGACCGCACAAATAAACACATTCATTCAAAACGCAGAGCTTCGCATCTATAACACGGTGCAGATGCCTCAGTTTAAGAAGAATGTAGAAGGCTCATTGACTCTGGGGAACAAGTATTTAACTCTTCCCCCTGATTTCTTGGCTGTTTATTCGCTTGCTGTTTACACAAACACCGCCCTTGGTGCTTTAAGCCCACAAAGCTTCTTGCTTCCAAAGGATGTAAGTTTTATTCGTGAGACTTATCCAGACCCAACGTATGGCGCTGAACCTCAGTACTATGCGATATTTGGCTCCAACACAACTTTTCCACTCATTCTTTCATTGATTGTTGGCCCAACACCTAGTGCAAATTACGATGTTGAGTTGCATTATTTTGCTTACCCAGAATCAATTACTGTAGCGGCGGCTGGAACATCTTGGCTTGGAACTAATTTTGAGTCTGTTCTTTTGTACGGATCGCTTCTAGAGGCTTACACCTTTATGAAGGGTGAGCCGGATGTTATTGCTCAATACCAAAAGCGGTATGACGAAGCACTGAGTCAACTCAAGCGTTTGGGTGATGGTATGGATCGTAAAGATGCATACCGCAATGGTCAGATTAGTATTCCTGTCAATTAAAGAAGAACATTATGGCAATCACACAATGCATCCCAACAAGCTTCAAGGTAGACATCTTGAGCGCACAACAAAACTTCAGCGCTCTAAGTGGTGGCCCAAACACATTCAAGATTGCGCTGTACACATCTGCCGCAACACTGGACGCAACAACCACCGCATACACAACCACCAATGAAGTTGTTGGTACTAACTACACCGCAGGTGGGGCAACGCTGTCAATCTCAACAGCGCCAACATCAAGCGGGACAACTGCCTACATTTCTTTTTCAAACGCAACATGGGCGGCATCAACAATCACCGCTCGTGGGGCATTGATATACAACGACACACTGGCTGGCAAGAATGCGGTTGCAATCCTTGACTTTGGTAGCGACAAGACAACCTTAGCAAGCACATTTACTGTTCAATTCCCAACAGCCTCAAGCACTTCAGCAATCATAAGGATCGCATAAATGGCACTCGTCACAACAACCAAAGGCGACATGGATGACTCCTTGCTGGTAAAGCAAGAAGGAACTATTGACAATGAAAACGAATTGACAACTTGGGTTGAGTATTGGCTGGATGGTGAGCTTGTTCACCGTTCTGCCCATGTAACCCTAAAGAAAATGCCTCCCATTGGTGGCGAAACACAACTTCTAGGCTAAAGGAAATATCATGGCAAATACTCAATCAATGTGCACTTCGTTTCTTGGCGAGCTTATGACAGCTACGCATAACTTTGGCGTTGCGCCAATTCGTGCGGCAACAACGGCGGATACGTTTAAAGCGGCTTTGTATTTAACTTCAGCCACAATCGATGCGTCTGCTACTGTGTACACAACATCAGGCGAAGTCACTGGCACTAACTACACCGCAGGTGGTGTGGCAGTAACAGGTGCAAACGTGCCAATAGCAACCAATGCATCTGCAACGGCAGGTGTAGGTTATTGGACTCCGTCAGCTTCGATTGTTTACACAACAGTGACATTGACCACAGCTTTTGATGCGGTCTTGATCTACAACAACTCTCAAAGCAACAAGGCGGTGAGTGTTCACACGTTTGGTTCGCAAACCATCACGGCTGGCACGTTCACTTTGACAATGCCCTCAAACACCACAACAACCGCTCTGTTGCGTTTGGCTACTACCTAAAAGGTAGATCATGGCAGGATGGGGTGATGGCGCTTGGGGCAACGGCACTTGGGGCAACGGCGAAACCATCCTTAATGGTAATGCCGCTTCAGGTTCTGTTGGCACGATCACAAGGAATGTGTCTGTTGCCCTGTCAGGGGTTTTGTGCCATCCAGATGTTGGTGGGGTAGATGAAACAAATCTGCCAGAGATTCAAGAAGTCCATGCAAATGGATTTGCAGGTATTGCATCCCCAAACAGACTAATTGCTCTTTCTGGGGTTGTAGCAAGTGGATTAACTGGGACGATAGCCAACGGAGGTGTGGTTGTTGGGCTAACGGGTGATGAGGCTTATGGCTACCCCGGAGGTGTTGTTGTTCCTCTGTCTCCGCTTACGGCAGATGGCTTTGTTGGAAATGTTCTGTCGGAGATAACGATTGAATTGACAGGAGCGTCACTGTCTGGGAATGTTGGAAGTGTTGGTGTTGGCGCAAGATCGCTGGCATTGACAGGAGTTTTGGCAAGTGGAAGTGTTGGCAATTTAAATGCTGTTTACTGGAAAAACATTGATGACAGTCAAACGGCAAGCTGGCAAAATGTCAGCAACACTCAGACATCAAATTGGCAAGAAATAGGAACTTGAGGTAAATCATGGCTACATCGTACACATCACTTTTAGGGTTGGCGCTTCCAGCAACTGGAGAACTCTCTGGCACATGGGGTACTACCGTAAATGACAGCATCACCTCTTTGCTTGACTCTGCCGTTGCTGGTACACAAACGCTTACCGCAAACACCACCCTGACAACAACCACGGGTGCGTCAAACCAAGCAAGGCAAGCCATTCTTTTGTGTTCGCCAGCTTCTGCAAACATCACAATTACAGCGCCAGCCCAGTCCAAGGCTTACATTGTCATCAATACATCAGCCACATACACGGTCACAATTCGAGGAGTTGGCCCCACGACAGGTGTGACATTGGCGGTAAGTGAAACTTCTGTTGTTGCTTGGAACGGTTCTGACTTTATAAAGATTTCATCAAGCGGTCTTTCTGGAATATTGCCAATTGCAAGTGGCGGCACAGGATCATCCACTCTGGCTGGCGCAAATATCCCAGTAACCAATGTGGCAAACACATTTACAGGCTTGCAAACATTTGCTGGCACTACATCAAACGCAGACATGAAGACCTCCAACATCTTGGAGACTGCAACCATCTCTGCAACTGCGGCAACAGGAACAATTAACTTTGACACAACAACTCAATCAGTCCTGTACTACACCACGAATGCGTCTGGTAACTTTACCGTTAACTTCAGAGGTTCAAGCGGTACAACACTAAACACCATCATGGCTACAGGCGAATCTTTGTCTGCCACCTTCTTGGTAACCAATGGAGCTACTGCCTACTACAACTCCGCTGTTCAGGTGGATGGTTCTTCAGTGACTCCAAAGTGGCAAGGCGGCACAGCACCAACTTCTGGCAATGCAAGCTCAGTTGATAGCTACACATATGTAATCATCAAAACAGGAAGCGCCGCTTTCACCGTGTTGGCTTCTGTAACCAAGTTCGCATAAGGACAAGCAGATGCCCCGTTTATCAAAAGTTGGAGCTGCCGCTCTTGCCGCCTTTGGGTGGACAGGACTGCAATCGGTTACTGTTACCTACCTTGTAGTGGCTGGTGGAGGTGGTGGTGCTGGCTCATCGAGTGGCGGTGGCGGTGGAGGTGCGGCTGGTGGATTTAGAACAGGCACATTATCTTTAAACCCAACTTTGTCATACACCGTTACCGTTGGTGGCGGAGGTGCTGCTGGCGCAACTGGACAATCTGGCGCAACAGGTAGCGGAACAAGTGGTAGTGACTCAATACTTTCCACTATTACATCTACTGGCGGTGGCGGTGGCGGTGCGGGTGGCGGTTCTCAAACTGGTAAAACAGGTGGCTCTGGTGGTGGCGGTGGTCATAGTGGTAACGCTGGTGGTGCTGGAAATACCCCATCCACATCACCAAGCCAAGGCAACAATGGTGGTACACCTAATGCCGCCCACAATGGCGGTGGCGGTGGCGGTGGCGCTTCTGCTGTTGGCGCAACAACCCCCTCTTTGGCTGTTGGTGGCGCAGGAGGCGCTGGTACAGCATCAAGCATCAGTGGCTCTTCAGTAACCTATGCTGGTGGTGGTGGTGGGTCTTCTAATACTACTGGTGGTGCTGGCGGTGCTGGCGGTGGTGGCGCTGGTGGTATTGGCGGTGGAGCTTCAAGCGTTGCTGGTACTGCTAACACTGGTGGTGGCGCTGGTGGTGCTTATGGAAATACTGGAATTGCAACCGCTGGCG